GAACGAAAGAGTGCCGCTGAATAAGCACAAGCACCTGTTTTTTTCCACAATGCTTTTACAGCACGGAGTACAATATGGCAACATTTATTGATGAAGACGAGAATACATCTCAAGCAACTGAGGACGATCAATTCGACACCCTCGATAGTGAAACTGCAGATTCTATAGAAGAACAACCTGAGGTTTCTGAAGAAGAAGAAGAAGACGACATTCCTGAGAAGTATCGTGGCAAGTCTGTTAAAGACATTGTCAGGATGCACCAAGAGGCTGAAAGAGCCATGGGTAAACAAGGGAGTGAAGTTGGTGAGCTTCGGCGATTAGTAGATGATTATATTCGCGCCCAAACCATCTCACAACAAGCCCCTAAAGTCGAAGAAGAAGAAATTGACTTCTTTGAAAACCCTGATGCAGCTATCCAAAAAGCTATTGAGAAGCATCCTAAGGTTCGTCAAGCTGAAGAGCTAGCGACCCGAATGAGACGTGCAGAAGCCCTGAATAACCTTAAGGCTACTCACCCTGACTTTAATAACATCGTCCAAGACGGTTCGTTTCAAGAGTGGGTGATGAACAGTAAGGTTAGGCAAGAGCTGTATGCCCGTGCTGATCGACACTTTGATTTTGATGCTGCCAGTGAATTGTTATCTACATGGAAAGAACGAAAGAATGTAGTCCAACAAGCCGCTGATGTTGAGAAACTATCTCGCAAGCAAGCAATAAAAGCTGCTAGCACAGGTAGTACCAAAGGTACAGGGGAAAGTTCAAAGAAGACATATCGACGCTCCGACATAATTGAACTCATGCGGCGAGACCCTGAGCGTTACCAAGCTCTTTCTGATGAAATCATGAAGGCTTACGCTGAAGGTCGAGTCAAGTAAAATCATTCTGAAAGGAAATTAAAATGGCACTCGGAAGCAATCACGTCACAAATACCACAGCAGCAACTTTTATCCCAGAGTTGTGGAGTGACGAAATTATCGCTGCTTACAAGCAGAACCTCGTTATGGCAAACCTCGTCTCTAAGATGTCCTTCAAGGGCAAAAAGGGCGACACCTTGCACATCCCCAAGCCAACTCGTGGCACCGCTGCTGCTAAGGCTGCATCTACGCAAGTCACCTTGCAAGCTGCAACTGAGACAGAAATCCAAGTCTTGGTTAACAAGCACTACGAGTACTCACGCTTGATCGAAGACATCACCGAAGCTCAAGCTTTGGCTTCACTACGTCAGTTCTACACTTCTGACGCTGGTTATGCCTTGGCAAAGCAAGTTGATACCGACTTGATCCAGCTGGGCCGTGGTGTTGGTGGTGGTTCAGGCACCGCAGCTTACAACAAAGCTGTTCTCGGCGGTGACGGTTCTACTTTGTATGTCGATGGCACCAACGTTGGTACCGCACTGACTGACGCAGGTATTCGTCGTGTTATCCAGACTCTGGATGATGCCGATGTACCTATGGACGGTCGTGTGATGGTTATTCCTCCGTCAGCACGTAACACCTTGATGGGTCTGTCTCGTTTCACCGAGCAAGCCTTCACTGGTGAAGTCGGCGGTAGCAACACCATCCGCAACGGTCAGATTGGTGATGTGTATGGCGTTAAGGTTTACGTGACCACCAACGCTGACACAGCCACCACTAACACTACCCGTGTTGGTCTGATGTTCCACAAGGACGCTTTTGTGTTGGCAGAGCAGATGGGCGTTCGCTCACAGACTCAGTACAAGCAAGAGTACTTGGGTACGTTGTTCACCTCTGACATGCTGTATGGCGTGAAAGAGTTGCGTGACGAAGCCGCTGTGGCTATCGCACTGCCTGCCTAAGTAGGCTAAAGGAGGCTCTCTTCGGAGGGCTTCCTTGTTAAAGGGCTTTTACGCAGAGCCTTTCAACAAGGAGAAAACATGGCTAAGTTCAGATGTAAAGCTAGTGGCGGTATTATGGAGTTCCATAATGAATATGATATTGAACAAATCCGTCAACAAGAAGATTATGAAGAAGTAATCGAAGAAAAAAAAGAAGAAGTAGCTGCTCCTGTTAAGATGGTTAAGAAAACAAAACCTAAGGAATAACAATGGCTATCTATCGTGGTCCCGGCGGCAGTGGTGATGCTACCAATGATGCTTCTATTGCAGCGGTAACAACACTAACACTACGGGCTGAGACAGCTGCTACCTCTTCTGAAGGTAGTGCTTCTGCTTCCTCTGCTAGTGCTTCAGCCGCTAACACCAGTAAAACGAACGCTGCTGCGTCTGCAAGTGCTGCCGCTACCTCAGCCTCAACTGCCTCAACAAAAGCCTCTGATGCGGCTTCTAGCGCCTCTGGTGCGTCCTCTAGTGCGGTTGCTGCTGGTAATAGTGCCACTGCTGCTGAAACTGCTCAAGGGTTGGCTGAGGATGCTCAAACTGCCGCTGAAACAGCACAAGGGTTAGCTGAAACTGCTCAAACTGCTGCTGAGACAGCTCAGGGGCTGGCAGAAACCGCTAAGACAGGCGCAGAGACAGCACAAGGGTTGGCAGAAGATGCTCAGGCTGCTGCCGAAGCCGCACAAGCTGCTGCTGAAGATGTCTTCACTCAGTTTGGTGACCAGTATTTAGGTGCTTTTGCTTCTGACCCTGCATTGGATAACAGTGGCAATGCGCTGACAACAGGCGATATTTATTTCAACACTGCTGACAATGTTCTGAAGTTTTACAGTGGTGCTGCTTGGGTTGCTCCTGAAGATGTAGCAACAACGGCTGCTGCTAATGCTGCTACTTCCGCTACTGAAGCCTCTGGTTATGCTACTGACGCTTCTGGTTTTGCTGATGATGCTAGTGGGTTTGCCGATGCAGCCTCAGCTTCAGCTACATTGGCTGCTTCCTACACACCTGACCAATCTGGACACTCAGGCGAATTCTTAACAACTAACGGCTCTGTTACTTCTTGGGCTGCTGCTTTAACTTCTACTTCGACCATTAACGGAGGCTCATTCTAATGGCTAACACGATTATTATTAAAAACAGTTCAACAACAACTGCTGTCCCCGGTGCTGGTGACCTGACTGAAGCAGAATTGGCACTGAACACCACAGACCGTAAGATTTTCACTAAGACTAGCGGTGGCTCTGTTGTTGAAATCTCTGGTGTTAAGGCTGATGAAGCTAACTCATTCTCAGCAGGTCAGCGAGGTGCTATTGTAACCTTGACTGATGGCGCTACCATTACACCTGACTTCAATGATGGTAATAACTTTGCTGTTACCCTAGAAGGCAACCGCACAATGGCTAACCCATCCAACTTGGTTGCTGGTCAGTCTGGTTCCATCTTTATCACGCAAGACGGCACAGGCTCACGCACGTTGGCTTGGGGTTCTTACTGGGATTTTGCGGCTGGTACGGCTCCAACGCTAACCACAACCGCTGGTGCTGTTGACCGTGTTGACTACGTTGTCCGCACGACTGGCTCTATTCACGCAGTATTTACAGGTAACTACTCATGAGCGTAATTGGTTCAAACATTTTAGCTGGAGCGTCTGGACAGGGTGGCGCATACACCATTGAGGAGTCTTTGCGCTTCAACGCCAGCCAGAGCAGTTACCTGAGTTGGACACCTGCATCCGCTGGTAACCGCAAGACTTGGACTTGGAGCGGTTGGTTTAAAAAGGGGGTTATTACTAATACTGGCTGTTTGTTTGGCGCAGGAACAACTACAAACTCAGGAAACGGTGTTACTGAAATAAGTTTTCAAGCCGATAATACAATGGCGCTTACGGTATGGCAGTTTATCTCTGGCGTTCAATGGCGTGTAACAACTTCAGCAATTCAGCGTGACCCTAGTGCTTGGTATCATTTTGTAATTACCATTGATACAACTCAAGCAACATCGTCTAACCGTGTCAAAATCTACATTAACGGTGTTCAACAAACCTCTCTTTTTTATGCTGTTTATCCTAGTCAAAACTACGATACAGGAGTAAACGCAACTAATGCGCATGGAATTGGTCGTAGACCTGATGGGTCAAACCTACTTGACGGCTACATAACCGAAGTCAACTTCATTGACGGTCAAGCCCTCGACCCATCATCCTTTGGTGAGTTTGACAGCGTAACAGGCGTATGGAAGCCAGCTAAGTACACAGGCACATACGGAACCAATGGTTTCTACTTGCCTATGCAACTCGACAATACGGTTGAGGGCTTTAACACGGTTACTTATATCGGGACTCAAAAGCCGCAAAAGATTAGTGGTGTCGGATTTTCGCCTGACCTCGTTTGGATTAAGTCACGCAACAACGCTCAAAACCACACGTTGTATGATTCAGTCAGGGGTGCTACAAAGTATTTAATGTCTAACAGCACTAATGCTGAAGCTACTGACGCACAGACATTAACATCGTTTGACACCGATGGCTTTAGTATGGGGACATCTTTCCCCAACGACTTAAACTATACCTATGTAGCATGGTGCTGGGACGCTGGCTCATCAACCGTAAGCAATACCGATGGTTCAATCACGAGTAGCGTGAGGTCTAACCCTGCCTACGGGTTTAGTATTGTGAGTTATACGGGTACAGGTGCTAACGCTACTGTTGGGCATGGTTTGGGTACTGCGCCAAGCATGATTATTGTTAAAAACAGAAGCGCTGGTGGCTCTTGGATGGTGTATCACACTTCCATAGGAAACACTGGTGCTGTTTTCCTTAACATAACAAACGCAACAATTACATCTAGCACATATTTTAATAACACAACACCAACATCTGATGTGTTCTCAATTGGTGACGCAACCGCTTGTAATGGTTCAGGTAATTCAATCGTCGCCTACTGCTTCAGCGAAGTCGCTGGCTACTCTAAATTTGGCTCCTACACGGGCACAGGCGCATCAGGCAACACGGTTACGACTGGGTTTAAACCTGCGTTCGTGATGATTAAGCGGACTGATACAACTAGCAACTGGGTGGTTTTAGATAACACTCGCCGTAGTATTAACCCAAATGGACTTCAGCTATATCCAAATTTATCGGCGGCTGAAGACAATTACACAACCATATTACCCACTGACTTAACTAATACTGGTTTTACGTTAAACCATAATACGAGTAATACAAACGAAAGCGGAGGCACTTACATCTACATGGCGTTCAAGGACACCCGTGAGTATGCCTACTGGTTAGATGACTCTGGTAACAATAACGACTGGCAACCCAACGGTGGCATCACAACTGAAAGCACCGTGACAGACACACCCACGCCTTATGCAGACGGTGGGAATTATGCTACGCTGAATCCGTTGGATAGCAAATACACGCCAACAGAGGCAAATTTATCTGTCGTGTGCGGAACGGCTGTACCACGCTCTGCCGTTGGTTCTATGTTTCCAGCATCGGGCAAGTGGTACACAGAAGTTTATTGTTCTTCAAACGGGGGAGGTGCTAACAGGTTTATTATTGGGTTTACCACACAAGCAAACTCACAAACTTACCCAGTATCAGTAACCGATGGGGTTGTTTATTCAGCAGCTGCGGGCGATTTATACGTTGATGGGTCTTTAACATCTTACGGCGCAACCTACGGACAAGGCGACACTATTGGTATTGCATTAAATTTAGACGACAACGAAATAACCTTTTATAAAAACAACACCTCACAAGGCACATATACTGGCAAAACTTTTGAGGGTGATGGCTATGGTTTGGTGATGGGGCACGGCTCGTCAACATTAGCATCAACTTACAAAGTCAACTTCGGTCAACGCCCATTCGCCTACACACCACCCACAGGCTTCAAGCCTTTGCACACGGGTAACTTGCCTGACAGCGCAATTGTGGATGGAAGTGAGTATTTCAATGCGGTGACTTATACGGGTAATGGATACCCAACTAGCGGTACGCAATCCATCTCAACAGTAAATTTCCAGCCAGATTTTGTTTGGATTAAAGACCGCAGTAGGGGCGGGTATAACCATTTTTTACAAGATGTTCTTCGTGGTAGTACAAATGTTCTTCGGTCTAATACAACTGGAGTGGCAAATACTGAATCAACCGCAGTAACTTCTTTCAACGCAGATGGTTTTAGTCTTGGTGCAAGTAATGAAGTAAATTATCAAAATGATGCTTTCATTTCATGGAACTGGAAAGCCAACGGCGCTGGTGTAAGCAACACTGATGGCTCTATCACCTCAACAGTTAGTGCCAACCCTACGGCTGGGTTCTCGATTGTGACTTATACGGGTAACGGTATATCGGGCGCTACTGTTGGGCATGGTTTGGGGGCCGCACCCGACATTTATATTATCAAAAATAGGTCTACAACTGCACAATGGAGTGTTAAATACACAATTGTTGATGGCTCGCTTGACTATATGTTTTTGGAGTCTACTGCCGCCGCAGACAACGCTGGTGAAACTGCCCCAACATCAAGCGTAATAAATGTTTGGAACGGGACAGAAGAAGGCGCATCTGGTAACAACTATGTAGCATACTGTTTTGCCGAAGTAGAAGGTTACAGTAAATTCGGAAGCTACACGGGCAATGGAAGTGCTGATGGACCTTTTGTGTATCTGGGTTTTAGACCAGCGTTTGTGATGGTGAAGCGGACGGATGCGGCTGATGAATGGGCAATTTCTGATGGAAAAAGAAATCCATATAACGTAAATAATCTTGCTTTATTTGCAAATCGTTCTAATGCAGAATCAGGAAGTCAAAATATTGCAGATTTTACTTCTAATGGTTTCAAAATTAGAGGCGCGCCATCTTGGTCTAATACATCAGGCGGCACATACATCTACATGGCATTTGCCGAAAACCCATTCAAGAACTCACTCGCACGATAAGGAAACACAATGTATAAAGTAAACAACAAACCACTTCAACTTGACCGTGCCTTTACGTTGGGTGACATTCAATACCCTGCTAACTGGCTACGGTTCTCATCCGCTGAAGACCGTGCGGCTCTGGGCATTACATGGGAAACTGAGGCAACCCGTGCTGACGACCGCTTCTACTGGAACGGCGACATCAACAACCCCAAAGCTATGGAAGACCGTGAAGAGGTTGACCAAGATGGCAACCCCATGTATGTCAAAGTACTGGACAAATCTGACCCCGAAAACCCCGTCATGGTGGACAGCGATGAGCGTCTGGTAACTAAGGGTCTGAAGTCACAGTGGATTGCTCAGGTCAAGGTAACCGCTGGAACTATGCTAGCAACTACCGACTGGATGGTTATTCGCAAGGCAGAGCGAGCAGTCGAAATACCTGCTGACGTGGTAGCCAAACGAGCCGCAATCGTTGCTGAAGCTGACCGACTTGAAGTTGCTATCGCTGCCTGCGCTGACGTAGAAGCCCTAATTGCTGTCGTTAATGACCAGCGTTGGGGTGACTGATGGAAAACCTAAACCCTATAGAGTATGGGAAACTATTGGCTAAGGTGGAGGGGTTAGAAGCTAAGGTGAACAGTATGGATGCTGACATCAAAACACTTCTAGCCCTAGCCAACCAAAGCAAAGGTGGTTTCTGGATGGGGATGACCATAGCATCTATTGTTGGTGGCATCCTCGCTTGGCTAGCACAACATTGGATTAAATAAATGGACCCCATTAGTCTCTTCATGGCAGCTACGGCAGCTTTTAACACCGTTAAGAAGCTCGTAGAAGCTGGCAGAGAAGTAGAAGATGTCTTAGGACAAATCGGTACTTGGATGGGTAAGGTCAGTGAGCTACAGGCTGCTGACAATAAGAAACCAAGTATCTTTAAGCGTATCGGTGGTGGTAAATCCGTGGAACAAGAAGCCATGGAGCAGCTACAGCGCCGTGAGGCCGTACGTAAGCAACACCTTGAACTTATGTCTATGGTGAAACTTGCTTATGGTCCACAGGCTTTTGACGATCTTATGCACATGCAGCGTCAGATTAAACTGAAGCGTGAGCGTGAGATCATCCATCAGCAGCAGCGTAGGCGTGACATGATGTGGTATGCGCTAGCCGCTGTTGTTATTGTTGTTGCTGGCTGGGCAATGTGGGGAATGATTGCCACAGCAATTGAGTGGAAACAGAACGGAATCTAATGGTTAAACTTTTGTACATCTTTGCAGGTCTTGTGACAGTCAGTGCAGTATTCCTTATTGCTGGCTGTGAAGATCGTTATCGGTATGCTTGCCAAGACCCAATGAACCATAAGAATCCTGAGTGCCAACATCCTGCCTGTGAAGCCAGTGGTACTTGTACTGATTACTTAATAACACCATCGGAGGTGAAATGAAAGATGCTTCTTTAGACGATATACTACGGTTTATCGTAGGTGTTGTAATGGCAATTACTCTAGTGGGTATTGTAGGTGTAGTACTTTATAGTCTAGTCTTTGTGACACAGCCTATAGATGTTCAGGCGCCTAACGATGCAGAATTTTTTAAACTTGTGAATCCCATAGCTACATTTATTGTAGGTGCCCTTAGCGGTATTATGGTAGGCACAAAGAGCACCAAGGGGGACTAATGTTACCACTAGCAGGACTATTAGACATTGGCAGTAAGCTGGTTGATAAGCTTATTCCTGACCCTGAGGCTAAGGCTAAAGCTCAAGCAGAGTTAGTTAAGATGCAGCAGGACGGTGAGCTAGCTAAGATGGCTAACGACACCGACCTATACAAAACAGAGCAAAACAACCTCACAGAGCGTCTTAAGGCTGACATGGGTAGTGACTCATGGCTATCCAAGAATATTCGCCCTATGACCCTTGTAGCGATTCTGGTGGGGTATTTTACCTTTGCCATGATGTCTGCTTTCGGTAAGGATGCAAATCAAGCCTACGTAGAACTCTTGGGTCAATGGGGTATGCTTATTATGAGCTTCTACTTCGGGGGACGTACCCTTGAGAAGATCATAGATATGAAGAAGAAATAGCCATGTTCTGGATACCCGTTGCCTTTGTATGTCTCGTAAATGATACATGTTCTTTTTACCATGGCGGTATCTCCATATCCATAGAGCAGTGTCATGCAGAAAACAAGAAGGCTGTTGTAGTTATGCAACGGGATTCTGATGTAAAAGCCTTCAGGACTGACTGTCTTGAGATTAAACCAAAGGGGACTGATTCTGTATGAAGCTGACTGATAACTTTTCACTGGCTGAGATGACCAAGAGCGATACAGCCCTTAGGTTAGACATGGATAACACCCCGGGTCCTGAGGAAATCGACAACATGACTCGCCTCTGTGAGTGTGTCCTCCAGCCCGTTAGAAACCACTTTGGTAAAGGTGTAAAGGTTAACTCTGGTTTCCGTCATCCTAATGTCAATGCCAAAGTAGGCGGTAGTAAGACTTCGGACCACTGTAAGGGCATGGCAGCTGACATTGAGATTCCCGGGGTTGCCAATGCAGACCTAGCTAAGTGGATTGTAGATAACTTGGAGTTTAGACAGGTAATACTTGAGTTCTATACTCCTGGAGTTCCAGACTCAGGATGGGTACATGTTAGTTATAATCCCAGTGATAATAAGAAACAAGTACTCACAGCAACTAAGAAGGAAGGAAAGACTGTTTATCTTAACGGTCTAATTGCTTAAAATGAAAGACTCAAGACTAACTCGTGCTGGTGTCTCTGGTTACAACAAGCCTAAGAAGACACCAAGTCATCCGACCAAAAGCCACGTAGTTGTGGCTAAAGACGGTGATCAAGTTAAGACTATTCGGTTTGGACAACAGGGGGTCTCAGGTAGTCCTGAGGGTTCTGCACGGAACAAATCGTTTAAGGCTCGACATGCCAAGAACATTGCTAAAGGCAAGATGAGTGCTGCTTATTGGGCAGACAAAGTAAAATGGTAAAAAAGTACTTGACAAAAAGACAAAATTATGGTATACTATATACATTAGTATACTTAGGTTAAAGTACTTAGTATTTAAACATAAAGATAATAAACCTTAGGAGTACTTAAGATGCCACTTAAGAAGGGTAGTAGCAATAAGACAGTCAGCGAGAACATTCGTCGTGAGATGAAGGCTGGCAAACCACAGAAGCAGGCAATTGCTATTGCAATGTCTAAAGCAGGCCGTAGTCTTCCTGAGCGCAACATGCGGGCCAAAAGAAACAAAGGGAAAAAGTAATGGCTTATCAGTATCCAACATACCAGCAAGCATTGCCCGATACGACTCTTTATGAGCGTCTTCAGGGTGGCTATACGCCTATCCAAGGTCGTCCTAATCCCTATGCTAACTTTGAACAAGGAATGCTTAGTCAGGATGCTTTAGACTATCAAGCCGATCCTTTTGGTTATGTAAAGAGAAAATTTGGTGGTCTTGATAAAGTGTTGAAGAAAGACACACCTGATGTTGGTCTTGGTGGTTTGTTTGGTTCTCAGCCTTCTCAAACTTCTGAGGGTGGTGGTGATGGCGTTGGTGGTCGTAACTACTACCAAGAACTGGAAGATCGTCTTACTGAACTTAATATCTCAGAAGACGGTATGGACCCAGAAGATGCTCGAGCTGCTGCTATTAAATCTGCTTTTGCAATCCAGTCTGCTAATAATCAAAAAATAAACGATGCTCTTACAGATTTTGGTAAGATTGGAATAGCTGGGTTATTTAGTAAAATTATTGGTGGTAGTCCTTTAGACCAAAGACCTCCTAATGTAGCTATAGATTCAAATGCTGTTGCTCGTGCACAACAACAACGTGAAGCAGATATTCGTGCACAACAGATAGCAGCACAACAGGCAGCTGAACAAGCAGCACGAGATGCTGCACGTAATGTACAACCAGTTAGTACATACACCCCTTCGGGTAATGCAAGCGACTGGTCTCCTGTTGATTCAAGCGGTAATATCTCTTGGAGCGGTCAGACATATTCTCCGTCTGCTTATGAAGGCTTGATGCCGTGAAACACTCAGTAGGTAAACAACTGACAGCTGGGGCAGCTAATACGTTATTCACTGTACCAAATGGCTACAAAGCTGAAGTCTCTTTGTTATTCATTTCTAACCTCACAGGCAATAACAAGCTGATTAGCGCATATTGGCAACACGCCCACGATATAACTCATCAAATCAGAATTATTGATGGGTACCTACTAGCAGCCACAGAGTTTATTAAGTTTGATGGTTCAACTATTGTTATGCAGTCTGGAGATTCTATGGTGTTAACCCCTGAAACTGGTAGTGCTATGAGTGCCATTTGTACGTTTGACCTAAGAAAAGAACCGCAGACTGTCGCATTCGATGGTGAATAAAGGAATAAAATGACATACTTAGAACTTGTCAATGCTGTGATGCGTAGGCTTCGAGAGAGTGAAGTAGCCACTGTTCAGGGTTCTGGTAACTCTAACACATATGCTCGTCTGATTGGAGACTTTATAAACGAGTCAAAGAGCCAAATTGAAGCCGCTTGGGACTGGAGTGCCCTTCGGTCTACTTTGACGCTTACAACCACTGCTAACGTTTTCAACTATGAACTACAAAACACACGTAACAGTGCTAAAGTTCTAGACGTATGGAACGATACAAACGACATTGAAATGTTGTATAAAGATTCTAACTGGTTTAACAGAGAGTTTCTTACGGCTACACCTCAGACAGGTATTCCAACTTTCTATAACTTTAACGGCGTAAGTACTGATGGAGACACTCAGGTAGACATCTACCCTATCCCTGATGGTGTCTACGACCTTCGGTTTAACATGACCTTACGGAATTTACCTTTAGTCAATGATACAGATACTACTGTGTTGCCTACTCGTCCAATCATTCTATTGGCTACGGCAATGGCGATTGAGGAACGTGGTGAGGACGGTGGACAACAGAGTATGAATGCTTATTCTGCTGCCCAGTCTGCGCTATCAGACGAGATTTCATTTGATGCCGCTCGTCATCCAGAGGATACTATTTGGTATAGCGTATGAAACAGTTACAAACGGTTTCTGTCGTATCACCCGGTTTCTACGGGCTTAACACACAGGACAGTAGTGTTACTTTATCCAGTAACTTTGCCCTTACTGCTGACAATTGCATCATTGATAAGTTTGGTCGGTTAGGTGCTCGTAAAGGCTGGACACAACAGACTACTACTGGTGTGGATGAACTGGCTAACCTTAATATCGAAATGTTGGCTGAACACACCAACGCTGATGACACTGTTGTTACCCTCAGTGCAGGGAATAATAAGTTGTTTACAGGCGGTGTGGGTGCTGTCTTGACTGATGTTACTCCTAGTCTTTATACCATTACGGCTAATAACTGGAAGGCAGCCTCTTTAAACGACCATGCGATGATTGTTCAAACTGGTCACGAACCTGTTATCTACACTGAAAGTGCATCCCCTGTAACTCAGACAATGACTGATTACACAGGTGTTACTCAGAGTTATGGCTCTAGCTTCCCTCGTGATGTGTTAGCTGCCTACGGTCGTTTCTGGTCACATGATGGGTCTACTATCTACTGGTCAACAGATATTGCTGACACAGCCTTTCCAGCCTTCAATGGGGGCACTAGCGGCACTTTAAACATTGCCTCTGTACTACCTAACAACGTGGACACAGTAACGGCTCTAGCGGCTCACAACGACTTCCTAATTATCTTCTGTTCTCGTAACGTTGTTATTTATTCAGGCGCTAGCGACCCTCTTGGTGACTTCAAGTTATCCGATGTTATTGCTGGTGTTGGTTGTGTAGCCCGTGATTCTGTTCAAAGCACTGGTGGTGATTTAATCTTTTTGTCAGACACAGGTGTTCGTAGTTTAGGTCGTCTGTTACAAGAGAAGTCATTGCCTATGCGTGACTTAACAAAGAACGTACGTGATGACCTTTTGGAAACAATGGGCACTGAGCTTGGTATTGTAGGAACATACGACAAGGTTAAGAGTGTCTACTCAGAAGTAAATGCTTTTTATCTTCTTTCGTTCCCTTCGACATCCACTGTCTATTGCTTAGATATGCGTCAGGCACTAGAGGATGGTTCTGCTCGTGTAACTACTTGGTCAACCAAGATTACAGCCTTCTTACGCAACCGTGCACGTAATGTTTTGTTTGGTAAAAAGAACGGTATTGGTTTATACACTGGTTACTTAGACGACACCACACAGTACCGCATGAAGTACTTCTCTAACTACATGGACATGGAAAACAGTTCTATGACCAAGATTGTTAAGAAGGTGAGCATAACTGTTATTGGTGGTAGTGGTCAATCGTTTATTGTCAAAACAGGCTACGATTACTTAGGTGCTGCTTTTTCATATCCCTTTACAATCAACGAGGGTGTTGGTAGCGAGTACAACGTTGGTGAATACAACATTGCTGAGTATACGGCTGGTGTGTTAATTGACAGGGTGAATGCTCAGGTACAAGGGTCAGGTAAAGTTATACAGATTGGTTTTGAGGCTAATGTCGAAGGAAGTGAAATTAGCGTTCAGAAATTGGATATGTTTGTTAAAACAGGAAGGATTAGCTAATGTCTAATTATACGAAGCTAACAGATTTTGCTGCTAAGGACACACTTCCTTCAGGCAACGCAGGTAAGCTGGTTAAGGGTACGGAGATTGATGATGAGTTTAACGCCATCTCGACTGCCGTAGCTTCTAAAGCAAACACAGCTGCTCCTACGTTTACAGGAACTGTGACAATTGCAACACTAAACGGTGCCACAATTGACGGTGGTACGTACTAATGTTGCCTGAGATTAAGCACCACTTTAGTGACGGTTTGTATGCCAAAGAAACCTTTATCCCTAAGGACATGGTTCTTAAGCAGCATAAGCATACTTATTCACATTTGTCAATCCTAGCCAAGGGTTCTGTCGTTATAAATAAAGAAGGCGAACTAGAAGTGTACAAAGCACCTTGCTGTATTGACATTGAAAAAGAAATCTCTCATGGAGTTTTAGCTTTAGAGGATTGTGTTTGGTATTGTATCCACGCTACTGATGAAACAGATGCAGACAAAGTGGATGAAGTTTTAATTCAGAAAGAGGTATAATCATGCCATGGATGCTCCCTGCTGCTGTCGTAGGCAGTACATTATTCTCAGCAAATGCAGCAAAGAGTGCTGGTGCACAAGCTGCTGCGGCACAACAGGCTGCTGGTGAGGCGGCTGCTAAAGCTGCAGAGTTTAAACCATATTCAGTCACTACTGGCTTTGGAACAGGGTATATTAACCCTGAGACCCAACAGGCAGGCTACCAGCTAGACCCTGTACTAGAGGCCTTTAGGAACTCTATGTATGGCGGTGCTGGACAGTTCTTGTCTCAAGTACAGGCAGACCCACAACTTGCTGCTCAGAACTACTATAACCAACAACAAGCCCTAATGGCTGGTGGTCGAGGTGCAGAAGACATTGCCCTACGTCAACAACAGCTCCAACAGGGTCGTATTGGTCTAGGTTTGTCAGGTGCAGCAATGGGTGCTGGCATGGGTACTGGCTATGTCAACCCACAACAGTATCAACGTGACCTAGCTCGTGCTCAGATAGATCAACAGCTTGCTGCCTCGTCAAAGCAGATGGCTCAAGCAGACATCGACCGCGCTATTGCTCGTGGTACTGGCTTGTTCCAGACTGGTGCTGGTATCGAAGAACTTGGTCTCCGTCCGCTTACGCTGGGTGCTGACATTGGTTCTAAACAGGCTGTATCCCAAAGTGGGCAGGCTCAGGCGTTGCTTGCTGGTGGTCAAGGGGCTGCTAATGCTAACCTTGCAGCAGGTATTAACCAAGCTAACATGTTTGGTGGTCTAGCGCAAGGAATTGCTGGCTTAGACCCAACCAAGAAGAATATTTTCTCAGGTTTGTTTAGCGGCTAATAGGAGATAAAGATGGCTGAAAGTATCTATAAATTATTCGACTACGAATCTCCTGCGGCTTTACGAAGCAACTACCTGAAGGGAATCACAAGTCCTACTTCAGGTGGTGATTTGTATTCTCAGCTTGCACAAGCAGGAACAAACACTGGTGCCCTCCTAGGTTATGGCTTAGGTCGTATGTTTGGCTACGATGCCCCGGGTGTTAACAAAGCACAAGCTATTGACCAAGTTATGTCAGAGGCAGCTAAAGGTTCAGACCCTCTAGCACAGGCTACACGAGCCTATGAGCTTTTCTCAGCCCAAGGTATGGGTCGTGAGGCGGCTATTGCTATGGAACGTCTTCAGGAGCTTCAGCAGCAAGCAGACAAACGTCAGTTTGACATTGGTATGGGTGAAGCAGACCTCACGAGTTCTGAGGGTATTCTTCAGCAAGCTAAGGCTGCTTTTGCTGCTGGTGATCGTACTCTTGGTGCAAGTTTAATGAAGGATTATGCTTCTGCTAAAGCTGCTGAGAAAGCTGCTGCTGAAGAGTCTAATAAGCTGTTGACCAAACAGGCTGCTATTACACGCAACACCCAGACTATCACTAGATTGACTCCTGATATTGATTCAGAGCTTGCCTCCGGTATTGCCTCAGACCCTGAATTGTACAAAGAGTACGTCAAGGAAGTCTTTAAGACAAACCAAACAAAGAACAATGTTTCCTTCCAGAAAGTTAATGGAAATGTAGAGGCTGTTGTTACAGACGCTGCAGGAAACATCCTCAAACGAACAGTCTTAGGGGCGGCTCCTAGCGAAGCACCTAAAGTTTCAATAACGCTCGACCAAAAGGGTAAGGGTAAGTATGCAGAAACTGTAGGTACTGAGGTTGCCAAAGGAGATGTTGCTTTCGTTAATACAGCAGAGAAGGCATCCGAATCATTACCAAAGATTGATCAGACACTAACCCTGCTTACAAAAGGTGATGTAACAACAGGTATTGGTGCTGAACTTCTTTTGAACGTGAACCGTGTACGCTCTCAGTTCCTGAGGGACAAGAAGGCAGGTAAGAACGTAACTGATACACAAGTTTTAGACGCACTGTTGGGTTCTGAAGTGTTCCCAATGATTGATGCTCTTGGTATCGGTGCTCGTGGTCTGGACACACCAGCTGAACGTGAGTTCTTACGTGGTGTCTTCACAGGTACCATTCAGATGGACAAGAACACGCTGATTGAGCTTACCAGAATTCGTAA